GCTTGGGATAATTAATAACAAAAAACAACAACTCCTAATGGAGTTAGAGGTATTAAAAAATGGCTGAAATAAAAAGAAAACGTACAATAAAAAGAAAAAAAGGCAAAGGAAGTGATCCTATAAAAGATAAAATTATTAGAGAAAAACTTAAAGAAAAACCTAAATCTACTAGAATAGGAAATGCATTAATTTCAGAAAGTGGAAAAAGAAAAAGTTTTAAAAAAATACCTATAGGTAAAAAACCTGTATTAGGTGATGTAACACAAGATTTTAAAAATACTATACAATCTGTTATAGACGAGGGTGGTTCTCCAAAATTAACTACAACTGAAGCTATTGTAGATAGAAGTGTAGATAAATTAAGTAAACCTAAACTAGCACTAAAAGGCGGTGGTAGAGCATATGGGAGAAATTCATAATGGATAAAAATAATAAAACAAAAGTAAAAAAAGTAATTAAAGGTTTGAAGAAAGCATCTAAGTTACATGCAGGTCAAGCCAAAGTATTAAGAAAAATAGTAAAGAAAAAATAATGACATTAAAAACTTTAGGAATGGGCATTGCAAAAGTAATAACTGGTGGTGTAAAAAAAGTTGCTAAAACTAAATCAGATTTTAGATTAAAAAATCAATTAAAAAAAATTCAAAAAACACCTGATAAAAAATTTACAAAAGTAAATTTAAAAATGCCAGAAGATGGTTCTACAGTAAAAGGTAAAGTAGGTAAAAAAAATTATTCACAAGAAACAAGACGTTACCATCAAGCACATAAAAGAATGGGATTAATTAACGATTAATGAAAAATCTTAAGGATCAACTAGCTGGAATAGCCGCATTAATTGCAGCAATTATTGCAATAGGTGGTGGATTTGTTAAGTATGGTGAGGTTATGACTAAGATAGATGTACTAGAAGGAGCATCTAAAGGTATAGACATGAGTTTCTTAGCAGAGATAAAAGTATTAGAAGAAAAAGTATCTAAGTTAGAAAACGCAGACACTACACACTCTCACGATACGTCACATACACACAATAACACTGCAATTAAAATTGTAGAAAAAGAAATAGATTTATTAAAAGTACAAATAGAAGAAATAAAAGTGAGCACGAGTAACCCACTTGCAAACTAATGGCTATAAAACACAGGATAAAGTTTAATACAGAAGTTGTTGATGGTTTATGTCCAGAATGTAATCAAGACACAGTTATGGTATCAATTGTGCCAGAATTTTATAGATGTTCTATGTGTGGTAATGATCTTAAACAATATGTTAATGGTAAGATTAGTTACATACCTGTTATATCTTTAAGTGATAAAGAAAAACACGAACTAACATTAAAAGATGGATAATAAAAAAAAATTACAAAAACATAGTAAAAGTCATAGCTCAAAGCATATGAAAAAAATGAAAACTGATATGAAAAAAGGTGATTCATTTACAAAAGCACACAAGAAAGCAATTAAAAAAGTCGGCAGGTAATGGCTAAACAAAGTTTTAAATATTATACACCTCGTGAAAAACCCAAAAAAAGAGGGCCTAGACAACATAAAAAATCGTTAAATAAGTCAGAGAAACGTCAAAAACGTACAAAAAGATACAAAGGCGGGGGTTGACAAACATCATCTAATATCCTATATAGAAAGAATGAAAGGAAATAATATGAAAACAATAACATTAAACGTAAAAGGTACATCACAAAGTCAATGGTCTACATTTATATTAGAGTTAAATTTAATGAAGAAAGCATGGAAGAGATACGGGGTAGGTGTAGAATTAAAAACACCAAGTGTTAATAAAATAATATCACAAGGTACAAACATCGGATACAAGCAAGCTAAACCTAAAAAAACAAAACCACATCATATGTTAAGTATTTTTGGTAAATAATGGATTTAATAATACAAAACGACGGGTTATATCAATTAGTTCCTGTCACAAAACAGATGATGGAACATATATCTTTGTTGGTAAAAGTAAATTGCATGGATTTATGTGAAATACTAAGAATAAAACTAACAACATACGTTGATAGTTTAAACATGCATATGATGAATGATGGCAGTGGTGATTTTTATGGGTGTATCTGTAAATAAACCTATCCAAAGAGAGAGTTATGGATAGGTTATTGTGGTGAGAACCTTAGCCCTAACACAATTTAAACACAATGTCAAATTGTAGGTTGTTTTTGACATAAAAACTTAGTGTGAGCACCGTGTTTGTTTACAAACTCTCTACTTAATTCTAATATTATATCTTCTGATTGTTGGTAACCGGATATGGTACATTCATAAATATCATTAAATTGATTTTTTTTTGTTTCTATAAGTTTACACTCATTACCTGGAATAGTGCTGCAAATATACATAAATAAAAATACTTTAATCATTGACAAATCCTTATTAACATCCTATATAGTCATTATAACTAAATGAAAGGAAGTCACAATGACTGATATAACTAAATACAGAAATGTTTCCCTAACACATGAAACATACAAGGAAGGACATTTTTTATCAACAGTATTATTTGATGGTTTACAAGTGTCTATGTCACAATTAATTGAATCTTTAATTACTAAAAAAATTGAAGAATTAAATTTAAAAGATAAAGTAGCACAATACGATGATCCAAAAAAAATAATACATAAAAAAAAGAAAAAGAAAGCAAAGAAGAAAGCGAAAAAATTAAATGGCAAACTTAAAGAAGCGTAAACATTCTGGTATATGTCCAAACTGTAATGGTAATGGTTACGTTCAATTCAATATAGAAGAAAGTAGAGAACACGTAATCTTGCAGTGTGAAACATGTGAGTCGGAAGGGGAAATCTATGTGGATGAGTCCGAAATTGTGGAGTCTTATATCGATGCTAATAATTCTTCAACTTATGATAAGTCTAAATTAAACTAATGAACAATAATTACTATTTAGATATAGCATACATTGCAGGTTTATTTGATGGCGAGGGTTGTGTTACTTACAAAAAATACAAAGAAAAAAAGAGAAATGGTACTTACGATTGTTGGCGTATTAATATGGAGATTGCTATGACGGATCAAAACGTTATAGAACTTGTACATGAAACGTTGATGGTAGGTACTGTTAGACCTAAAAAAGTACCTGTGGGTATGAAAAAACAATGGCGTTGGCGTTGTACGTTTAGAGAATGTTTACAAGTTTGTAAGAAGTTATGGCCGCACACTGTTGTAAAGTTACATGATATTGAAAAAGTAATAAATCACTACGAACCTGCTTTGCAGGACCTAGACGATAACGTGGTTGATTTAGCATTAGAAAGGGAGTTAAGAGAATGAGTTGTTTGTCTTTAATGTTAGCAATATCTATGCACGTAGGTTTGGAGGGTGACTATAATAACATACATCCACACGCACGTTGTCAACAAGATGCTTTAATATCTGGTATTTATTATAATAGTGAAAGTAATGTATCTGCTTATCTTGGATTAGAACATGAAGGGTGGGAGTTAGGTTTAGTTACTGGTTATACTTACTCTGATGTTGTGCCTATGATAAGATATAAAAAAAATAATTGGTTTATAACACCGGCTATTGAGAAAAACGGTAGCAAAGGTATAGTTATAGGATTGGAATTTTAATGTTTGATAAAATAATATACGAATTTTTATATTGGATTAATGGTGTAGCAACTCGAATTACATCATGGTCGTGGTGTAAATTATATAGGGATAGGAAAAAAGGATATGGTTACAAAAAAAGAAAAATGGGACGGTAAGTCTAGACCAAACACTAAAGAATACGATAAAAACTATCGTGATATCTTTAATAAATTACAACAAGAACAAAGGGATCTTGATGAAAGTTACCAACAATCTAAACGTAATAAAAAAGAACACACAAATGATGAATGATAAAGATGCCAAGGACTTTCATAAGTTAATCAAGAAGCTTGAAAAAAATAGCAAGCCTAAGGGTCTTAAAAAAAGTAATAAATACAACTACATCAAAGGAAAACAGATCACGGACCAAGAAACTGGAAAACGTGTTTACGAAATAAATAATTATAGACTTCCGTCTGTTACTACGATATTAGGAGCCACCAAAAATCAAGATTTTATAAAAAAATGGAAGGCTAAAGTAGGTGAACAAGAAGCAGACAGAATTAAAAATCATTCAAGTTCCAGGGGGACCTGTATGCATAAATTCCTGGAGCATTATGTACTCGGAACTGGCTGTGTTGATCTTACAAGCATCGGACAAGAGGCGCGTCCCATGGCCGACAAAATTATTGAGATGGGTCTTGCACCGGTTGAAGAGTATTATGCGTCTGAAGTTACATTACACTACCCAGGCCTATACGCAGGTCAAACGGATCTTATATGTAGCCACAATGGTATGGAAACTGTTGTCGACTTCAAACAGTCCAACCGTCCGAAGAGGGAAGAATGGATTGAAGATTATTACATGCAGATTGCAGCATACGCCATGGCCCACGACTACGTGTACGGGAGTAGGATACGACAAGGAATTATCATGGTATGCACGCCTGACTTATATTATCAAGAGTTCAAAACAGAAGGGGCGAATCTACGTTCTTGGAAACATAGGTTCTTAAAAAGATTAGACATGTACCATGAGTTACAGTTTGATGAGAAAGAAAAAACTAAACCAATGAAAGCGGAGGACTTTACAAAATGAATAACATGTTGTTTAGAACGCTTCTAAAAAGATACGAAGCAAATATAGAGGACGCATTGTATAAGATACAATCGTTTAATGAAAATAATATAATAATACCCGAGCACATAGATATAACAGGTGAAGTTGACAAACTGTTACTAATTATTGCTGAAGCTGAGGATAAAGTGGCAGTAATGAGGAAATATTATGTCAAAAATAAGGCAGAAACTACTGTATTGTGATAAAATTGCCACAATGTGTTGCACAAAAACCACACCATAGTGACAGTGTATATGTATGGTAAAAAAAATAAAAATAAAAAAAAAAACTACTCTAGAAAAAGTGTCTAATCTGTCACTTCGACTAAAAGTGTTGGTATATATAACTAATGTCTGCCAAATTGTGGTTTTAAAAAGTGTCATGTGACAGATTATAATGTCACTTTACAGAATATTACGTGATATTACAGATTGCCTATGCGCGCGCGATACTAAATTCTGGTAAAACTGATTTTTTTTAGATACATATACAAATATGAAATCCAGAAAAAAATCTAGAATAATTGACAGTTACATAAAACCTAAAACTATTAAAAAGTTTGTTAAGTTTCCATATAAACGTGTACGTATAGATTGGATTGATATTATCACAGAAGGTGGTTGGGGTTCTGAACGTGAGTTTACTAATATGAAGTTAGCTACACCCGTAAGTGAGGGTTGGTTGTTTAGTAAAGATAATGATACTGTAAGAATATTTGCAGGCTATGATGTAGATGATGATGGGTCTATTACTTTTTCTGAGAGGTCTGTTTTTCCGACTTCTTGTGTGAAGAAGATAACGAGGATTCACTAATTTCTTCTGGTAATGCGTCAACAACCTTTGCATTTAAAATCGGAGCGTAGTCTTCTAGTATTTTTTTCATTTTTAATTCTAACTCTTCCTCTGACATTTCCTCTAATTTACCTGTTTTTATTATCTTACGGTCTATATATAATCCTGCGGCCATCCCTCTGTTTTTCTCCGCGTTTGTTGCAGCAGAAAAAGCATTTTTCTTCAAAGCGGCCTCTCTAATTTTACCTAGTTCAGCTACATGTTTATCATAAGTAACTTCATACTTTCTAAGTTTTTCTTCTCGTAATGATCCTATGTATTGTACAACAAGTGGTGACAGTCTAGGATTTTGTAGTTCAGATGCTTCAACTCTGGAACGATCCTTACTATACCCTGCAGCTATGGCTGCATCTGACCCTGTAGTTCTACCTTCATTAAATACTAAATATTCAGCAAATCTTTTTTGCATTTCTGTTAATCTTTTTGGAACACCCATCTTGACATTTTAAGGTAACATGTCTATATTGTCAACATATGAAAGATGACAGAGGACCTAATGATTTAGAAAAACAAATATCAAATAAAGATATATTAATTAGTAAATTACACCAAAGAATTACAGATGTTATGTCAATTAACGATAGTCACAAGTTAATTCTAACTCATCAAATAGAAACAAACAAAAATTTAGAAAAAGAAATATTAAAATTAAAACAAGAAATAAAAGATTTTTATCATGTACGTTAAAGAATTACAGACTTTTATGGAAAACTTTACTAGCAAAAAAGGTAATGCCATTAGTAATGCTAGAATTTATATAGAAAAGAATGGTTATCTTGAAGAGATAAAAAGAATGGAAGTGCAGGAAAGCACAATTATTGGAGAACCTAGTATAAGATTGGTTATTAAAACACAAAATGAACAAAGAGATGTTTTGCCAGATAAATTAATATTAGATTATTAGTAGAAAGGAGTAGTATGTTTGAACTGACAGAAGAACAAAGAAAACAATTGTTGCAATATTTATGGTCAAGACCATATGGAGAAGTTGCAAGTATTATTGGAATGTTAGCGTCGTTGAAGGATAAAAAGAACGACAGTGTTACCTCTAAAAAGTAAGTGGGTCCAGAAGCTAAATTATACCAAAAAATACGTAAATCTTGGAGTGAATTTTCTCTTACAAGGTTGGAAAACCTTAGCTCTCTTGGTACTCCTGATGTATTGGTTAGTAATAGCCATGGCCACTTTTTCACTATTGAATTAAAGGTGACCAAGGGTAATTTTATATCTTTTAGTAGTCACCAATTAGCGTTCCACGTGAAACATCCTAAGAATACTTTTATCTTAGCAGAGGCCCTTGGTCCAAGAGCCGCTAATCGTTTTCATATGTACCGTGGTTCAAGAATCTTGGAGCTTGATGCTTGTGGCTTGAAGCTTGACGCTTGCTGCTTGGGGCTTGAAGCTTGTGGCTTGATGCTTAACGAGCTTGGCGCTTCCTAAATATTGGTGCTTGTGACTTGCGGCTTGGAGCTTGCTGCTTGGCACTTGGATCATACCGTTGCTTCCATTTGTGGTCGTGAAAAAACCAAACATAACCTGGCGCACGCCCGCCGCTGTCCGTCGACTGCTTTGGGCTAATGGCCGTCTTCACGTGTGAAGTTTTTTTAGTGTTTACCATAACTAATATTTTTAATTTCCTTGTTCCAACATGCTCTACAGTCAAGACACTTGTTGCCTTGCTTACCTGATGGGCAGCTGGGGTTTCCATCTGTAACTACCGTTGAGGTATGAGTCCAGGCGCTGGGCGCTGGTCCGTCAACCTTAGATCCTGATAACCTGATGATCATGTTGCCCGGGACCACTGCAGGGTCTGGAAGATATGGCCGTTCTTGTGTTGGCATCCAGTGTTTAGTGTCAGGTGTTTGTCTTGCAACCTCCAGGATTTTTTCCATATGCTCATGAGATTGTACGTCTCCTGCATCGTGCCAGCGGAACCACTTCATCCGCTTAATTTGTGCAACCATCGCGTCAACCCACAACGGGTTGGTGATAGCGTCCAGCCTTCTATACTGGGCCGCCTTGATTGCTGGGTACCTGATATAATTGTTTTTCATTGCATAACATCCGAAGCACGGCGTGCCAGGAATCTTAGCAAGTTTTGCCCCTGTTTGGCAGGCCCACGCTGGAAGGCTATAGCTCTTCCCTGGCATTTTACTTGTACCAGTTAATGAGTCTGTAATTTTTACTGCGTCTTTTACTAACATAATTCTTTCTCCTTTAGTTTATAGGATACTATAACCCTATAGGTTTGTCTTGTCAAGCTTGCTGCTTGACGCTTGCAGCTTGAGGCTTGTTGCTTGTAGCTCGGTCCTTGATCCATGAGCCAGCGCGCATGGCCCAGGTAAACCCGGGCCATTGGTAGACCTGGAAGCCTACTCACTTTTATTATCTTCCATGTATTTCTTAGATTTCTCCTGATCTTCCTTCACCATCTTAATGATAGTGTCCAGCGCATCTGCTATTCTCTTCAAGTTATCATTTGCTATATACAAATGACCGTTTGTTTCTTTATCCATAATTATTCCTTTCTATATTTATCCTATACTATCCTTCACCAACTGTCAAGTGCTGCTTGCTGCTTGAAGCTTGAGGCTTTAAACCTCCTTCTTTAGAATGATTTTTAGAATCATTCTAAACTGGCAATTATTAGCAGGACCAACTGACGCCGATGTTCATCACACCGGACCTGCAGTCTACTGGCAATTGGTCCAGCAAATAATGATCAGTCACTATGCTACGAGGGGTAGGTAACGTTGCTTAATACCATACAGGATCCTACGCATGCCCCCTTGTTATAGTGTTATCTCCACAGTCAATAATGACTGATCCCAGGTCCTATTATACCACGTTCTAGAATGTCAGTATTCTATAGGACCAGGGATCAGTAGCAAGGGAGTAAATCTTGCTATTGATCTTACTTGTTTAGAGTAAATCATATATAATGCTTGACTATCCTATTGTCAAGTAGTAAAACAATTTAAATGCAAAATAAAAATAATAACCAAGAAAGAGGAAACATGACACAAAAAATAAGAATGAATACAGAGTTAAGAAACAAACTCTTTAATAAAATAAAAAATGTCTTTGAGAATGAGGACACGCAAGAACGTGAGGCATTTCTTAAAGCAAGAGAAACTGTAAATGATGAGTATGTAATTGCTCAACAGTTTGCAAAAGAAGTTGTTGAGAGATCATATCCTGTTGATGATGTTGCAACTTTAAGAACTTTCAAAAAGAAATATGGAAGTCCTTGTGATGTTGTTGCAAAAGATAAATGCTTTTACTTTGCTCATAGTGAGGACAAAGACGAAGACGGCGATATAAAAGAAACTAAATCACATTTTGATTTTGGTTTGTTTGGCAATCTAAATGGTAGTGAGTATAGTAGTGAAGACGGACAGAAGTTTGCAACTGCATATTTTAGAGAAGATTTAAAAGCTATGGATTGCAACCCAGATATCTTTGCTCAACAAAATGAAAACAAAGATAATCCACACAAAACAAAACATGTTGAGGCTTGTATGAAAGCATTAGGCAATGGTAATGGTTATAGTAATAGTGATGAGATTGGTATGGCAAAAGATTTTAATGCACCATACTATCTTGATGTTATTGGAACTTCTTATTGTAGATCAAGAGCAATAGCTTGTACCAAAGATGAGTACCAAGCATTTGAAACTTGGCGAATTGCAAAAGGCAATTTAGTTTCCAAACATCAAACTTGGATTGATACAATTCAAAAACAATGCGACCAATTAAAAATTGGATTGAAAGCATACAGATACTTGAGTGAGGGAATTGAACTTGCTACTGAACTTGGAATACAAGTTGATGAGGCAGAGTTAATTAGAACTAACTCAACAGGTTTGACTATCTACAATCCGAGTAATCTAGCAAGTATGATTAAAGGAATGAAGAACAAACAATCAGCTAATACAAGAGAGGCAAAACTATTGGCTAGAAAACAATATGAAGAAAGTTTAAACTAACACTTGACATAGGGGAGAATGTAGGATATTCTTCCCTTAACAAACATACAGGAGAAATAACATGGAACTAAACAAACAATTCAGAATAACTTATTATTCTAACAAGGATAAAAAACACATAACAAGAAATGCAAAATGGACAGACCTTTGTAGATATTGGACTAGCAAAGTTGGAGATAGTTTAATCACATACTTTGACATGGACAAACAAGAATACAGAACTGCAAAAACAACGTGGACAATCAGAAACACAGAAACGAGGTATTAATGGAACAGTTAATGTACGAACTATTTTTTATTGGTATGGTAGTTACTTTAATAGGACTAAGATTATGGAGCGATAAAAAATGACACAACTAAATGATGAACACTTTGAGGTAATAGATAAAAACAAAGCTGAACAATACCAAAGACAAAAGATTAAATTCTTAGAAGATAGAATATCGGTACTAGAAAAATCTGTATCAGCTTTAAATAAAGTTGTAGGCGAAATACAATCAATAGAATACGAAAGGGATAACAATGCCTAACAAACATTTTTGTCAAGGACCAGACTGCCATACTAGAACTACACAGGACAGGTTTTTAAAATCTAGAGGTGTGGTTCGTGGACGATATGCAAGTACATCAATGGACCACCAATCAGACTATTACAGACGAGGTAAATATTTTTGTAGTACAGGTTGCGAGTATGCATGGTTAGATTATCATATGGAAAGTATTGAACAAGGTCGACCGATTGAGTTTATCAGACACAGACGAGAGAGCCAAGGATATCACAAGGTAACTAATGATGATAGGTGGGGTGCAAGTACCTGTATTGAAAGGGTTGACAATAGGACCGAACTAGATTAGGATAATCCTATTAACATACAGGAGAAACATGACACAGGAACAAACAAACAATAAGACCGAGGAACGTAAGAATAGATTTAGTGGAGAGTCTTACATGCTAACAAAGGAAGAGGCAGACAAACATGATTGTATCTTCTTAGCTGAGCATATGGCTGAGGTACACAAAGACCCAGACACTAAGGACAAACATTACAAGATAATGTGTAAGCATCTAGACTGGTTCAGACAGCACAATGCTAAGGCTTACATGGTCTTGCTAGACTAATACACAAACATGTGTGTGTCCTGTAGGACACACACTCACCAACCACAGGTTGTATCGCATAGAGGTACCAGACCCAAACCCAACGTAGCACGGAACAGAAAACACAATACCCTTATATATAAAAGGGGTCCCACTACTTTAGTATATATTGCTTGATTTAGACTGTTAATGGGTTAAAATTCATTATGAACACCTATAAAGGTGCAAAAAAAATTATAAAAAATTTTTATGGAAATAAATAACATAGACATTAGTAAGTTACCGGCTGATGTAAGGAAAGAATTTAAAACTCTGCAAGTAATGCATGCGGAAAAAAAAATTAGAAATAAAGCTAGAAGTGATTTTATGTCATTTGTAAAGTGCGTTTGGCCTGAGTTTGTAGAAGGCGCGCACCATAGACATATTGCAAAAAAATTTAATGACTTGGCTGAAGGTAAGATAAACAGACTAATCGTAAACATGCCTCCTAGACACACTAAGTCTGAGTTTGCATCGTTTCTACTTCCTGCCTGGATGGTGGGCCGTAATCCAAAACTCAAGATCATTCAAGCAACTCACACAGGAGAATTAGCCATTAGGTTTGGTCGTAAGGCTAAGACATTGATTGATAGTCCAGATTACCATAAAATATTTGAAACAAGACTGAGAGAAGATTCCCAAGCTGCCGGTAGGTGGGAAACAGCACAAGGCGGCGAGTATTTTGCTGCGGGGGTTGGCGGTGCTATAACCGGACGGGGTGCTGACCTATTAATAATTGATGATCCACACTCGGAACAAGATGCAATGTCCTCGACCGCATTAGAATCTGCTTATGAATGGTACACATCAGGTCCACGTCAACGTTTACAACCCGGTGGAAAAATTGTGGTTGTAATGACAAGATGGTCTACAAAAGATTTAACTGGTAAATTGATTGGTCACCAAAAAGAAGCAAAGTCAGACCAATGGCACGTGGTCGATTTTCCAGCGCTCTTGCATGCTGGTACAAAAAAAGAAAAACCAGTTTGGCCTGAGTATTGGAAACTATCAGAACTAGAATCTGTTAAAGCAACCCTGCCCGTTGGTAAATGGAATGCACAATGGATGCAACAACCAACTTCTGAAGAAGGTGCAATAATTAAACGTGAATGGTGGAACAAATGGAAACATGATTGGATTCCAGACTTACACCATGTGATACAATCTTATGATACCGCATTCCTTAAAAAAGAGACTGCAGATTACTCGGCTATTACTACTTGGGGCGTATTTTATCCAGATGAAGACTCACCTGCTAATTTAATCTTGTTAGACGCTATAAAGGAACGTTTGGAGTTTCCAGAACTAAGAAGACGGGCATTAGAGCAATACAAATATTGGCAACCTGAATCTGTAATCGTGGAACAAAAAGCATCTGGTACTCCTTTAACTCATGAATTAAGACAAATGGATATACCAGTTTCCACCTTTACACCATCAAGAGGAAATGATAAGCATGTAAGAGTAAATACATGTGCACCTCTTTTTGAATCTGGTATGGTATGGGCACCGGAGCAAAGATTTGCTGAAGAGGTTATTGAGGAATGTGCAGCATTCCCGCACGGTGATCATGATGACTTAGTCGATGCTATGACTATGGCTGTTATGCGATTCAGACAGGGAGGTTTTATCTCTCACCCCGAGGATTATGTAGAAGAAAAATCAACGCCTAGAAAAAGAGTTTATTATTAATGCCAACATTTCTTAGAGAACTATTTGAATTATACGCCAAACGATTAATTATGAAAGGCGGACAAGGAATTAAACAGATTCCTAATAAAGACAGAGTCAAGCTAATGGCTGACAATTTGTATAAAGATTTCAAAAAAGCAGGTATTCCTGATGAAATAATTCAAACAGAAAATGACATAAAAGTTTTTCATCATAAAATTGCGGAAGTCCAACAAGAAAATGCGATTAGAGCTATTTCTGCAGATAGTGCAGAAGGTAGAAAAATTACAGAAGGTTTGTTTGGTAAACCAAAAGCTCAAGTTTTCGATTTGAAAGGCAATAAAATTAAAAACCCACAAAACATTATGGGTGGGCAAGAAATTAAAGTTGATATAGTAGCTGATACTATAGCTACTATTAAATCTAAAAAACCAATTGACGCGATGAAAGAAGCAAATTCTGTAATTGGCAGAAAAGGCGTATATAAAAATTTAACACCAGATCAATCTAAAAAAATATTAAAAGATACTGAAGATCATATCTTTGAAAGAGATATACCTATTGATCCAGAAGACATGGCGGATGGCGGTGTTGCAGGATTATTGGGTGAAAGACAAAACTTTGCCATGGGCAAACGTGCATTCTTAAAATTAATGGGTGGTGTCGGTGCAGGAATCGCGGGCCTTAAATCAGGATTACTAGGATTTGGTGGCAAGCAGGCAACTAAAAAAGCTGTAACTGAAACTGTAAAACAAACTGCAGGATCAGGAGCTCCTCCAGCATATTTCTTTAAGCTAGTAAATAAAATTAAAAAACTTGGTGATGATGCAACTCCAAAATATGGATTACAACCTCGAGAAAAAGTTACATCATATAAAGATTATCAATTAACAGAAGAGTTTGACTCAGGTCGAACGACAATTCAAAGATTTAAACAATCGGAGATTGATTATTACGATGAAATGTTAATGGAAGAAACTTACATGTCCCATACTCCTGGAAAAGGTCAAGCTGATGAAACTATGAAAGGTAAAACTCCACCAGATGACTATACAGAAGATACTTCATATATAAGAAGTAGTGGTCCTCAAAAAGGGGATATAGCGGAAACAGTAGACGGTGTACCAGATGATATATTTGAGGAAGTCGGAGAAGCAGTACCAGAAGCTATTAGAAAAGGTAAAGCAGACGGCGGCCGTATTGGTTTTGCAAAAGGTAAAGGTGTAATGACTTTATTAGATTTAGTAAAAAACAAATTTGGTAAGAAATCAATTACAACTGCAGACAAAGCACCTATCCCTCCAAAGACTTTAGAACGTGATATGTTTAAAAAAGCTGATAATAGATTAAATGACAAAAGACAAATGAATGCTGATGAACTTGAAGATTTTGAAATGGAAATAGGAGGTGATAATTTAGAAGCTTATTATTTTGATGGCACAGTAGGTGATGCAAAAAGAATTTTACAGGAAGAAAAACAATACATGGACGATATGTTTATGGAGTATAAAAAAGGAAACCTAGATCCTGTAGCAGGCGACAAATCTCCAGCTAGAAAAAGATTTTTAGAAAAAAAACTTGAAGAGATGGAGATGAGTGGAGATAAAAGATTAATGAGTGTAGATGAAATAGAAGAACTAGCTACATTTGATTTAGGAACTGATATGGATAAAGCAATAAACAAATTTAAACAAAAAGACCTTAAACAAAAAACTGAACTTATGAACTTTGATCCTCCTAAAAATAGAAAATCAAACGCAACAGGCGGACTAGCTGCCATGTTAGGTGAGTAATGGCTGATATATTAGATTACATTGACAAAATGCAAATAATGTACGGGGACAAAGAGCCAAGCTCCATGGACCAAGAACCACGAATCGGGTTAGATGTAGGTGGAGCACTGACCATGGATGTAATTAGAGTTCTTGAAGACAAACAAAATTTCAGAGATGCATGGAAGAATTATAAAAAATCTACTAGAGGAAGTAGACCTTTAAGCCCTGGTCAATTTTTCAAGATCTGGGCAAGAGAGAACATGGCTAAAGGCGGATCAGCTGGTCAGTTAGTACAACCCAATAACGACGGATCACGGCCCGGGTATGCAGGTGATACATTTTTAGTTAAAGTTGGTAGTCCTGTAAAAGAAAATAATGTTATTGAACAAAAATTTATAGAAGTAACCGGAAGTAAAAATAGACCTGAAACTTATAAAAAAACAGGAGTAGAAAAAACTTTATACAAACCACAAATTGTGGTTGGAAATAAAACAGTATTAACTACTGACTTTGGATCTAAAAACTCTGCTACAGCTACTATAAAAAAATATAGAAAAACAACACCAATTAAAAATGCACCACCTAATTTAAACACCTTAGATGAGAAAAAAAAGAAAAAATATTTAGAAAAAAGAGAACGATCAGATAAAATTATTAAACGTGGCGGAGTAGAAAGTTTTGAAACTGGAGACGATGTAATTCACAAAGGACATTCACAAAATATTGATAACCCTAACGTTAAAATTAAACCAAGCAATATTATTTATACGCCAAAAAAAATTAATCAATCTATGGGAGGCCAAGGTTCTAAAATCTCACCCACTGACCTTGATTATAAAATAGATGTAGCAGAAGATAAAATTAGAGACATTAAAAAAAGTAATATGTCAGGAGCAAAGAAAAAAGTTGAGCTAGAAAAACTTGACACCAAATTAATGAAGTATGTAGATGATTCTAATGGTTATAAAACGGTTACTTTAAGTGGAGGTAATACATATGGTGAAATTTTTCAAAAATCTAAATCTATGGATATGTTTGATGAGTTTCCTGATATGACAGAAAAAGAAACAAAAAAATTTGTTAACCAATATTTTAATGATGAAGGAAAATTAAAAGATAAATGGACCAAAGGAAATGTTTCTAGTGTGGATAAAGCAAATATTCAAAAAAGTTATGTTTTTTTAGAAAACATAAAAAATGCAAAATCAAATGCAAAAAAATTAAAAAAAGCATCAAAATTTGAATTAACAAAACTAGCGTTAATAGGTTGTCCTGGTAAAGCAATGGGTGGTCGTATTGGATTTAGTAATGGACAAAATTTAACTTCGTGTGCTACCAAAGGTGTAACAAAACTACAAGGTGATATAAGTAAACTATCTCCAGGTGATCAAGCAAATTTAAAAAAGCTTACAAAATCAGCTAAAGCTGTAAAATTTTTAAGAGGGGTAGTAGGGCCTGGAGCAATATTGACTGAAGTTATACTTGCAGGTGGAATCGCTGCAAATAAATTTTTTGAAGGTATGCCGATTAAACAAGCATTGGCTGAGTCCGATATTAACAAATATTTACTAGGACCTAAATTACAAATAGATCTTGAAGCTGAACGTGCAAAAGAAATGGCTAAAGGTGAAGAATATGCGATGGCAGAACGTGGTAGAAGAAAAGCTCCTTTTATGGCACAGAGTAAAGCAGCTGATAAATTAAGAAGAAAAGAAGCTATGGAAAAAATGGAAGAAAAATTCCCTACTTACACAAATAAAGATATAGATGCTATTTTAAAACAACAGAATCTTTCTAATCCTAATCAAGCAAATAAAGAATTTGGTTATGATTTTGGAATGCAACAGAAACAACCGGGAATTGGAGATATGGAGTACAATGAAGAAGTTGCATACAATGATATTAATAAAATGATGAGACTTGATGACAGAAATAGATATTTTGCAGATAACTTTAGACAAGAAAAAGCAGGAGGCGGAATAGCAGGATTATCTGGTGGTGATAAATCAGGAGCAGCACCAACAGGAGGCCCACAGTCACAAGGGTTGTTTTCTATAAGAAATAATGTTAAGAAACGATAACGGAGAATAAATGGCAGATATAGATAAAGGACTCCCGAACACACGTACTGAATTAGAAGTTCCTGGAGAGGAACAAGAAGTCGATGTTGCGGAACAAACAGAACAACAACCAGTAGAAGTAACACCAGAAGAAGATGGTGGTGCAACTATTAATTTTGATCCGGGAGCCGTGAACCAATTAGGTTCTGAATCAC